CCAAGTATCGCTGAATTGTTCTGGACATCTATCACACCGACATTAGCAACTGGTGGTAAAGCTATTATCACTAGTACCCCTAACTCTGACGAGGATCAATTTGCATTGATTTGGAAGGGTGCTAACAAAACTGAGGATGCATTTGGAAACACTACTGAATTGGGTGTAAATGGTTTCAGAGCATATAGAGCATACTACTCAGAACAACCCGGAAGAGATGAGAAGTGGGCCGAAGAGATTAAGGCACAACTAGGAGACGATAGATTCCGTCGAGAAATTGGTTGTGAATTCTTAATTGCAGACGAGACACTTATCAATCCAAATACATTAATTGATTTAGATGGCATCGAACCTATAACACGTATGGGACAAATACGTTGGTATAAAAAGCCTACAAAGGGCAATATATACTGTGTTGGATTAGACCCGTCATTGGGTACAGGTGGAGATCCAGCAGCTATTCAAATCTTTGAAGCAAGCAGCACAACTCAAATAGGTGAATGGAAACATAATGGCACAGACATTCCTAATCAGATTAAATTACTAGCACAGATAAACAAATACATTGAAGAATGTACCAATGAACCCAACAGCATTTACTATTCTGTAGAAAATAATAGTATTGGGGAAGCAGCATTGATATCCTTAAATGAGTACGGGGAAAGTAATATCCCGGGTATCTTTCTAAGCGAACCCGGTAAGAAGCGTAGAGGATTCAATACTACTCAAAAGGTTAAACTTACTGCTTGTGCTAAATTCAAAACCTTGCTGGAAAGCAAGAAAATGACTATATATAGTAGAAGTTTAATCTCAGAATTAAAAGCATTTGTAGCCCATGGTGGTAGTTATGCTGCTAAAATAGGGGATACAGACGATTTAGTTATGGCCAGTCTATTGACAGTCAGAATGTTCCAAGTTTTAAGTGATTATCACTATAATTTAGAGGAACATATACGAGATCATAACGAAATTATTGCTCCCTTACCCTTTTTTGCTGTGATAAGTTGATAAATACAATATGCCTATTCAAACAGAATCATTAAACAAAACACTCTACGAAATGTTAAAAGTTCGTGGATATAATCCAAAGTCGCTAAACAGTAGCGGAAAGCCAGTTCCTGTGCCAGACGAGGCAGATGTTTTCAAATTTACCTTCAGTAAAGACGGTAAGGATTATGATAATGTCTGGGTAACACTTGAAGGTCCTCGCAACATTGTACTTTATTATGACGATGATGTTATGGACAGTGGTAGTGAAAACACATCAAAAAATGGTAATAACGATACATGGCTAGCGTTTGTTAAGAATTTGAAAAATTGGGCAATGCGTAGACAATTAGGGTTTGAGTTAAAGAACGGTGATCATTTAGCCTATGATATGGCACAAAGGGAAGATATGAAAAAGCAAGAAAACATCAGCGAAGGTTACTACCCAATGGGTAAAAGTGCAAGTTATAATGATAATGTACCTACAGTTAAAATCATATTACAACATACACGACAAATACAAGAAGGTGAGCAACGTTATCGTAACGTAGCACGTATTTTCTTAGAAAATACTCAGGGTGAAAGAATCCTAGCACCAACAAACAAGCCAGGCATTGCACAAGTATATGCCCGTCACTTGGCAGAGGGCGGAGTTCCAAACGATGAACGTTGGAATCATCTTAAATCATTGTGTGAAGAATATAGTAGCATGGCAGGATTTGTCCGTGCTGTTCGTGGTAATCAATTCAATGAATCTGCACAACGTTTAGTTGAAGAAGGATTGAATCATTATCAATCATTGCGTGAGTCATTAGGTAAGATGCGTGGTAGCCGTGGTTACAATGCGTACTTTGAAAGCTGGACCCCTACATTGATGGAAACTGAAGGTGATGAAACAAACTTAAACGAGTTGTTTGTGCAAGAGACATTAGACCCGCGCATTGAATCTGTAATGCCAATATTAAGTAGAATACATAAGAAGGTGTCTGAATCTGTTATTGACAAAGAAATGAACAAGTTAGCAGAGTGGGCTGATAGTTTAGTTGAAGAAGAAAGTATTAAATCTAACAACCCAGTCGGTATCCCAGAAGAAGAAAACGGTGCAGAAAGTTTTGGTGGATTTGCAGAAGATTTAGACGCTAATCAAAAGCGTGTAGGTCAATTAGGCCCAACAGAGAAGGTTGGTAAGAAGGGTGCTGTAGGCAAATTAGTCGGCGCCAACGAAAACTTCATCAACATGGATGCTCAAGCAGTTACTACCGAAGATGAAATGGATGAAGGTACACATACACAACATGACAGAGACTTGAATCCAAATGATTATGAGCGTCCACCAACCGATTGGAGTACTGATCCAATTGAAGCCGGAACAGATAGAATTCATCAAAAGATAGCAAGTGTATTGAAGAGGTTGTCTAAGCCAGCATCAAAACCTCTTGATAAGAGTCAGACTGATATCGGTAGTGTATTAGAAGCAGCATTACCTTGGGAAGATGATGATGAAGCCGAAAAGCGTGAAAAAGAAGATAAAGAAAACAAAGACACTAAAGGTAAAGATGGTGCCGAACACGGTGGTCATTCTAGGGCAAAACATTTAGCAAAACAAGCTATTCCAAAAGAAGAAGTCAAAGAAGGACAAGATGAATTAAATTCAATGTTGAGATTGTTAGGTGAGGGAGCAGCAGGAGAAATTATTGGTGGAACTGCAGGGCTAATAGCTGGTGGTGCTTTAGGTTCTGCTGCAGGACCGATTGGCTCTGTAGTCGGTGGTGCAATAGGAGGACAAGCCGGTCAAGTAATTGGTCGTGAGGTAACCAAAGAAGAACAATTAAATGAATTTGCTCCATTAATTGCAGCAGGTGCAAGATTAATTATACCTGCACTAGCCAGAGTTGGTCCTATATTAGGTCGTTGGGCAGCAACAGCCGGAAGAGCCGGGGCAGAGGTTGCTGGAAAAGCAGCAACTGGTGTGGGTAGAGGCGCAGCGGATGTTGCTAAATCGGCTGCACAATCAGCCGCACAAAATGCAGGTAAAATTGGAGTTGGTGCAGGTGCATACCAAGCTATCACAGACGTAGCAAACAGTGCAGTCGGTGGTGTTGGTCAAATATATAATGATGTTGGTGGCGCTACTAGTGCAATTGCACAGGCAGTAGGTAATGCACTTGACTCAGGCGCTATTACCGAACTAGCAAAAGCCGCAGTTAAATATGCAATCCCAGTCGGAATTTTATTAGCATTATTGTACGGTGGTAAAAAACTACTTGACAAGGTAATGGGAGGAGATGCAGAACCAGCTCCAGCAGGTGCTATGGTTAAAGAAGGACAAGATGAATTAGCCCGTATATTGACGATAATGAATCACAGAAGATAAGGGTAAATTGCTTATCAAAAACCTCACTTAAAAGGTGAGGTTTGCCATAACAATGATAAATACTATTGACAGGTTGAGAAAGTATGCTATACTTACTCATCGTGTTAGTTACTTCATGGTGAAGTAGCGAATTTAAAAACGAGACCATCTCAAATTTATAAGGAATATTTATATGGCATCTTTAGCAGAAATCCGCGCTCGTATTGCAGCGCAAGACAATAAGTCAAACAACAAGGGTTCTAACACCCAATCAGATAATTCTATCTACCCCCACTGGAACATGGACGAAGGCACTACTGCTAGTATTCGTTTCTTACCCGATGGTAATTCTAAAAATGAATTCTTCTGGGTAGAAAAACAAATCATCAAACTTCCATTCAATGGAGTCAAAGGTGACAGTGGAGCAAAACAAGTAGTTGTACAAGTACCGTGCGTAGAAATGTATAACGATGGTTCTACTTGCCCTATCTTAGCTGAGGTTCGTCCTTGGTACAAAGATGAGACATTGAAAGAAATGGCTAACAAGTATTGGAAAAAGCGTAGTTACATTTTTCAAGGCTTTGTGCGTCAAAACCCGTTAGGCGATGACAAGACTCCTGCGAATCCAATTCGTAGATTTGTTATCAGTCCGCAGATTATTCCAATCGTTAAGAGTGGATTGTTAGATCCTGAAATCATGGAATTGCCAACAGACTACACACGCGGTCTTGACTTCAACATTAAGAAGTCTAGCAAAGGTGGTTATGCAGATTACAGTACAAGTAACTGGGCACGTAGAGAAACATCATTGACTGAGGCTGAACAAGCAGCAATTGAGGCACATGGATTGTTTAATCTAAGTGACTTCTTACCTAAGAAGCCGGGTGAAGCTGAACTACGCATTATGAA